CGATAAAAGTCCGTGCCGCAGTCTCATTCCTCACCCAGCCCTTATCCACTGCCACCGCCAGGGCCGTCGCCAACTGCGGAATACCGTTCACCATCTTTGCCAGATCCCGCTTGGAGATCTCCGGCATATTCACGGTAAACCCGGTCTCAGCCTTCTGCGCGCTCAACCGCCCGGCAATCACGGCCTGGTCGATTGAAAACTGTATCACCTGCTCGGCAATGTACTTACAGTAGAGCTGTCTCTCATCCAGGTCCTTGATCGGCACCTGACCGAACTGCTCGGCCTCGGTTTGATAGGCCTTTCCGCCGCCGCCGAACCATGCCTCCGGCCTGCCTGCCGCGCCCATAACAAAGCCCTTCCCCATGTCAAAACCGGCCCTCATATTATTCGCCTTCAGGTCCGGGGAAACAGCCTTCCATTCCACGTTTTCATTATGTGCCCTAATCGAACCCGGCTCGGGCGCCGGGTTGTCTCTCAGCCAGGTCCGGATCTGCTCCTCATCCATCCCCTGGAGCTGCACATCCCACACGAAGTTGAGCATAAACTCGGCCCGGTCGAGATAGTTGTATCCGTACCGCTCCACGCCATCGATCCAGTCAAACAGGGTCAGATAATCAGACCGGCCCCTCGCCGCGTTCGGCGGCTTATTGATCGCGAAGAAAAAGCACTCGCCCACCAACCTGCCGTAGGATTTACTCCGTGGATCCAGGTCCTGGCGGATCACGGCCATCTTTCTGCCCGGTCGACCGCCCGTCCCCAACATTTCCACCTGGACCGGCTGTGTCCGGTTAACACGGCTCATGTATACATCCTTAATTTGCGCAGGGTCCTCGTAACCCATCTGGATCAGCCCGTTCTGCGGGTATACCGTAACCGGCCAGAGCTGCTCACCCAATATCCCGTGCCACATCATCCAATCGGGGAAATTAAGCGGCATATTGTTGATCGGGTCCTTCCAGGTCCGGTCGATAATCTCCTGGACCTGCGTATCCTCGGAAGTAATCGTCACCTCCTCGGCGAACAGAAACGTCTTGTCCATCTTGGCCATCCGCTTTGTCATGGCCGAGCTGTCCATCATAAAATAGGCCACCTCGAACATCCGGTTCTGAGCGATCCCTTCGAGATCGCGCCGCGCCTGACCGTCACCCGTTAACCTGCGGTACCCCTCATTATGCGGGTCATAGTTGGCGGTGATGGGAAGCGCCATTCGAGCCTTCCGGACCTCAGACTGAACCATGTCCCGGATCTCGTCCGTCCCCTTAAGACCCGGAGCCAAAACCCGAGCTATCTTCTCAACTATTTTCACCTGACCTCCGACCCCCCTGACCACAATATCTTGTGGCCTCCCGGAGCTCCTCGACCACAATATCTTGTATGCCTGTTCATTTAAAATTCGATGTTGGACGTTCGATGTTCAATGTTCATCCCTTCTCTCTTCACGCCGCTCTCCGCCATCTCCCGAAAAATCCACCCTTCCGCTCCATCCCGCCACCGGGCCGATGCCCGGCCATCGTCGGTTTTTTCTCCGGATCAGACCCTGCACATGCCGCCATCCAGGCCCCGGATATCAACGACACCGCCATCTCCAGCGCATCGGCCCCGTCATCCGGGAAAGCCGGCTGGTCAAGATACAGAAGCTGCTCGACAACCTTGTCCTGATCGCTGTGGCCCTTCTGAAACCTCAGCTTTCCATGTTCCACGAGGTGACTCAAGGTTGCCACGATCCGGCCTTCCTTGTTAGTGCTGTGGTTGATCTCTTTCACGGGTAGATAATAGCCATGCCTCTTCGCTGCTTCATCCATGACGGACCGGAGAAAGTCCTTGAGCGCGTTATCCTCGGCCCCGAGCCGTGCCCAGCCGATCTCCTTATGCTGCCTATAACAGGCATCCATCATGCCCGAGGGCGAGGTCTTGCGCACCCAGGCGGCCAACACGTAATAGATCATCGTCTTCCGATCCAGACCCACGGAAATCAGGCCTTTATCATCCCCGGTCTCTTTACTCGATGGATCCAGACCCGCCACTTTCACCAGGTCAAGATCCTTGATCTCGTCCTCGTGATAGTATCGGATCCACTCTTCCCGGAACGGCGAGTCCTCATCGGTCGGGTTGTTCATCTTCTCTTTGTTAAACGCGATGGAGCCCATCAGCTCCTTTTGTTTCAGGAGTTTTTCAATAGGATGGGCCGTGGGCCAGAGGGAGGTACCGTCTTCCTGGATCGCCCGGTAAATCCTGGTTATCCAGTGGTTATAAGGCTCTTCTTCTCCCCGGATAATGATGTTCAGGGCCGACCGCTTGGCAAGGATCGTGCCGATAATGAAGAGATTCCCTGTCGATGCGATCCCCGGATAAACCGTCTCCTTGACCCATTTGAGCAAGTCCTTGACAATACGCGGGTTTTTAACGTTCTGATCGTTTTCAAGATCGTCTAAGATGACAAGGTCCGGCCGATACTGTTTATGCTTGAGCCCGCGGATCCGCTGCCCGCGTCCCCGGGCCTTGAGCCTCACATCGTTCTTTGTGACAAAATCATAAACCGACCAGTCCACCTCGGCCAATTCACCAAAGTCCTGTCTGATCCGCTGGTTCATGGCCAGTTCGAGTAGCAGGTACCCGGTAAGATCGCCGGCCAGATCCTCTGTGTCCGAGCCGATAATGATAAAATGCCTCAGCGCATGACAGATCTGGTGGATCGCGTACCCGAAAGACGTAATGGTGGACTTGGCAAATTCCCGTGGGGCAGCGATCGCAACCGGCACCATCACGTCTGCCGGGTCATTCGGATCGGGTCGGGTGTCTAAGTCTTCGATCAGGTCATGGTGAAAGGGCGCCTCTTCGGTGTAGAAGTAGTGGGGCAGGTAGGTGCGGAAAAAATAGAAGTGATCGTACTTAGACCGCTCGACCCGTTTTTTTTGCTCCTCCGGGGCATCGGAAAAAGGAAGCACCTCGGCGGTAAGCGCAGCCAGAACCTCGGAGTATCGCTTCTTAAATTCCGCCTTGGTCAGCTTCTGTTTTATGGTTATTTTCTTACTCAAACCCCTTCCTTTCAGCTTTCACCTTTGAGCCTTCAGCTCCTACGCATTCCCTTCCAACCACTCAAAAAACCCCTGGATATGCCTACTTATCTCCTGGAGTTGCCCAACGTCTTTTATGTTTGCCCTTAGATATTTACCGAACCGGGTCATCACCTCCACACCCGCGGCCCTCAGGTCGTAAGCGCTCCGCTCGATCCGGTCGATGGTGGCCGCAATCTTGGATATCTCATCCACGTCGCCTGCCGTAAAATTCCCCGATTCTAATTGTCCGATCTTCTCGGAAAGCCGTTCCCTCAAGATATCCGCCACGTTCCGCTTACTGGCCAAATGCGCCTTTCTCTGTGTGGCCCAGTCTCCATCCTGTCTCCACTGGTAAAGGGTTTTGTCGCTCACCGGCAGGATCTCGCTGATCTTCTCAATGCTGTGCCCCCCGGTGACATAAAGCCCCTCAGCCTGGTCATAGTAGAGTTCTTTTTTGCTCATCGGTCTCCGACCTGTTATCTGTTATTCGTTATCTGTTATTCGTGGCTTTTCCTAATAACTATTAACTAATAACCCCAATTTCTTCCCTGAGCCCCTTGATCCGCTCATTCAGGGCATCCCATTCGTCACAAAGATTTTTCAGCTCCTGGGCGGCCTGAAGGGTCGCGTCCCGATCGATGCTCCCGATGCCGTCGGACGGATATGAATAATAATTCAAGTCCTTCACACACCGGTCGATCTTGGTCTCAATCTGATCCCTTTCCCGTTCCTTCCGGACCAGGAGCCCTTCTTTCATCAAATTGCCTCTATCCATCTGCTCCCCCTTAGAATATGGCCCTGGCCGCAAAATTGAGCACGATCAAAAGCACGGCGAGGCCCCCGGCAAAGTAGGCCACCTTGCGCTCGATCTCCCGGCCTCTATCGTCCCAGACGTTATCTAATCGCGTGATATCATCCCGGAACTCCTGATTGATTCTCTTTTGTTCTGCGATCGACATGCGAACCACGGTATCTAATTTGGCCATCGTGGCGTGGGTCTCACGGTTCTCCTTGAAGATATCCACCAGGGCCGTTTCCTGGCGCCGCTGCGCGCCCTGTATTCCGGAAAGGGCCTCGTTCAACCGAGCAAGCTGCTCGCCTAATATGTTTTGCTCTTCGGTCATCTCTCTATTCGCCCTTGATGGCCTCAATCCCCTGGCGCATAAAGATCCCGATCAATGATCCGATGGCCAACTGTGACGCGCCGAGGAGCCCGAGGTCCCCGGTGGCATACCCTGCGGCAGCGGTTACCAGCCCTGCAATCCCTGCCCAAAAAGTCTTTTGCTGATAAAATTTCTTCTTTTCCATTGTGCTCCTCCTTCTCGTTATTGGTCCTTCATTCACCATTCGATGTTCGATGTTCGTCTTTTCTGCCGCCGCTTAAACCGATCCTTCCTGTAATAGGGCGCCGTGCCCCGAAACACCCGCTCATCGATCCACTGCCAGGCCCGGGCGATCTGCCCAAAGGTAAAGGTCCACGCGACCTCAACCCGTTTGTGCCCCATCCTCCGATCAAACTTTATCCAGTCCTCTCTCATCACCTTCCCACATCAAAACCGCCAGGCATTTAGCCCTTGTCGAATACTTTTTACCGATTTTTGAGTTGTATAACTCTAAGGCCGCGAGTTTATGGTCCTCTATTTCGAGCGCCGCAATCATTTTCTTGAATTTCTTGAACCCGGTAAAACCCACCCAGAAGATAAGCTCAACGCAAACTTCACTCCTGGATGACTTCAATTTAGGGCAGTGACGTCTCTTCCACTTCATAAATAGATCGCTGGCATGATAAATGTCCTGCCTGAGCAGCTCCTCGGCTTCGTGCAGAGATATGGTGATTCGTGGCTTGCGAAAGCGAAACTCCAGCAGTTGTTCTATCCGCTGCCCGAACAACTTGCGGACCTTCGGACCATAGCTGCGCCTCAACTTGTGACCGAAACCGATCGTCCAATAACCCTCGGAATCCTTATAGGCCATGAGGTTGAGGCCTTCGCGGACCTTTAATCGTTTTTCGAGCGTTTCCATTTTCCGACTTCAGACCCTTCAGTTTAAGCTTACGCAAAACCACAAACAGCAGTCGCCTGTTAAATATGTAAAGGTTACGCCCACATACATCTCTTTAAGCCTCCAAGACCGGAAATAAAAAAAGCCCGGCCAGTTCGATTTCCACAGTGAATCGACTGACCGGGCCTACATTCCCATCAATGGGACATACCCGAATTTATATTTTCTTAAATCTTAAACAACCGCTTTAAGAATGTCAAGCGGTTTTTCAGGGGGGCCGCTGCCGACCCCCGGTAACGGTTTAACTCTCTCCGATCCGATCCGCGGCCACATACTTCAAAAGCCTGCCAACATCGTAGGTCCACTGGGTAATATGCACAACATACCCGTCCGCGCGCCTTGCGATCTCCTTCATCTCTTCGAACTCCGGATCCACCGGAGCCGGTTCGGGCTCTCTGGGCGTGTAGCCTGTTTCAAGCTTCAAGACCTGGCTCATAGGGCACCTCCCTTCAGGAGCGGCAGCCCGGTACCCTTGAAGCCGATCAGCCGGTTGAAAAACTGCCACATCTGCGTGACACGCCTGTTCGCAATGACCGGGGGCAGTTTGATCCCTGCCTTGCGGAGGGTGCTTTCAATGAGCTGGATCCGGTCACGGCTGACCCCGAAGATCTTGCCTACCTCGGCCTGGGTCAGGCCTTTGCCCCTGAACCAGCAGATCGCGGCTACGTCGGAAACGGTCATCCCCTGTTTCTGGATAGCGTCGGACAGCAGTAGGCCCTGTCCGATACTCCCATTCCCCGGCAGCTCACCCTTCCGAGCGAGATCCTCAAAGTGGATAAACGCTTCAAGGATCTGGGTGGACCGGTGCTGCGCGACCTCTGATTTCAGATAAAACGCGATCTGGTTGGCCCCCAATTGGGTATAGCCGTATGGTAAGTGGGTAAACCTTGCATTTTGCAAGGTTTCATCTGCCTGAGGGGTCCCATTTTGCGCCCAGATGGCACCCGCCTCTTCCCGCGTGAGCTCAAAGAGGAACTTAGGGTTTTCCAGATCCATGTTCCTCCGCGCTTGCTGCATTAACCGTTCCGTGGTGACCCCGTAGACCGCAGCCACATCGCGGCCCAGCATGAACGGGGGCCTTCCAGGGAGACGGTGAACCAACTCCCTGAAATCCGTGGCCCGTGAATAGGCCTTCTGAAGTGCCTTTTCACCCCGTACACCGTTAAACGCATCGCCCCATGTGGCAAAACCGTGGTTCTTTTCCATAACTACCTCCTTTTGGTTCAAGCTACCCCGGAGACTCCCCGAGTGCCAAAAAATAAACCCGAGACTTGCTTACGCTCAAAAGGAAGCGCCCCCGCCCTCGCGGATACGGGGAGTCTCGGGATAAGATTGGTGGCAAAAAAAACCGCCCAGACGGGGGCGAATGCCGCCTTTTGATATAAGCGCCTCCATCCTAAGCATATCCATTTCGAAATGTCAAGCATTATTTTCACCATTCTATGCACTTGCAACTTATTGACTTCGCACTGGCCCCGTTAAGCTGCACCGGGACTTTTAGCCTGCCTTTGAAACCCGGTTGAATAGGCCCATATTCATGAGCAAAAAAACTCCTTGTGTTGACGCCAACTATAACACCTTCCGAATCCACGACCGCACATCGGATTCTCACCGCGTTTTTATAGGTCACATCAGTATCGTTTTCGTAATACACAATCACGTAGGCATAATCATTTTTAACCCAAGATTTCTCCATCTTGATAGATCCCGCAAATACATTATTTATAAAGACTAAACAAACAAGACCACCCCCAACTAAAGCTAACGTTCTCACGATAAAGCCCTCCTTCCTCCTATTGGTTAATATTACCTATCACAAACACCGTCACGGGCAACTGGTAAAACTCAATCAACCGTTTCGCCCGTTCAACATATTTCCAATCACCCTTCTTTTCAACTATCAACAGCAGGGCCGCCTTTTTCCCGGTCAACATGGCATAGTGTAGGGCCTGGGATATCCCCTCGTAAAATTTCCGGGCAAAATCAACCTCCACGGCCATTGTCTCGGTCAGGCAATCGCACCGGGTCCCGTCCGTCATCCTGACTTCGACCTGGCCACCTCTCTCCGCACACCACAGATCCTGGTAATACCGTTCCGGATGCAGGTGCTTAGCAAAAACCGTGCTAACCAGCCCGAGAACCAGAATCACACAAAGAAAAAGGATGGCCTTGGTTTTCATCTGCCCCCCCTCAAACTTTCCTTCCCCACGCTCGCCAAATATTCCGGCCCCGTCATTTCTTCCATTTCCCCTTTTCCATTCGATGTTCGATGTTGGACGTTCGATGTTCGATGTTCATCCCCACCTTCCCTCAATCTATCTTCTCTTCTCCGAAGCTCCCGCTCCGCCTTTTTACTTTCCTCTTTCTTTACTTCCTCTGCCAACGAAATCATAACCTTTTTCAGATAGTTATGATTTTCAAGCGGTGCGGAAAAGTGCTTATTATTTACTACCTTAAGCGCTTCTATTACTACCGCACTACTTGCCGAATACTCGCGTCTTTGATGCGTAAAGTTGCCGGTCCGAAGCAACCGCGCTATCTCCATGAGCAACCGCAAAATCTTTTTCGACTTAATCCGCAGCGGATTCACCCCGAACTTTTCCACATATTCAAATACCAGGTTACCATGCCCGCCAAACGATGGCAACAGTTCGATGATATCCCTCCACTCCGAATCCATCCTCGCCGCTGCCGGATCAAATTGCTCACCACAAATCGGACACCTCATGACGCAGCCGCCACACGCCCATATCGGAGCATCTGCTCCCTGAAGGACAGGTCGGGCACATCCCTCGTTGGCACCCTAGGCATCAGCCACCGGTAGAGCCACACACTCCTTGAGCACGCGCACAGTGGGCACACCTCCTTGGCCCCCTCATACACCTCCTCACAATCCACGCAAAATTTAGCATCCGTCAGTCTCATGGCATGCCCCCCTTACATTGCAACCAGCTCCTGTTGTACCCACCGATTAAACGCGCATTCATACTTACCCTCATCCGTTTTTTTAAACTCTTCCCAGTTCCGCTCACTCTCTTCCAGGCACGCCGTGCAGACAACAAACGGCTTCTCCAATATCCCGGACACAGGTGCAGATGCCAAAATCCTATAGGGCTCGGTTTCAACATCTTCAAAGCCGATATCCTCGTCCGACAAAATCGCACAACCGCACTCTCTGCAATATTTATCCTTCATCAAACAAAACCTCGGCCATGTCCCATCCCTCTTCCTAAACTTTAGTCACTTTAGGCACTCCAAACTTTAGGCACTTTCCCTTAAGCAGTCATCTCGATCCCGCATCTCTTCACCTTATGCG